CTATGACCAACTATTATACTCTTTTATGAAGTTATCCCAGTGTTCGTCAGCCACTTTCACACCAACTCGGCCCTTTACCGAATCTGGAAAGAAAGCAACTCTATTCAATTCGTCTATTCCGATAACTTTTTTCACGTTAGCAACATTCTCTTCAGACAACCTTACGAAACCAGGAAACCTCAACATACTCTCCAATTGTTCTTGAACTTCTTTTTCGTTCATCTTGAACCCTCCTATGATGTGGTATACGCCACAATCATACTAACTTATAGGTTAAGGAGGCAATAGGATTGTTATACCCATCCTACCTAAACCACGTTTAACGTGACCATAGTCAGTAGGACAGGCTTATATATGTGATGTGCAAAGGCACCGTTCACTATCGGAGGGCCGCCTTTTACAGCGGCTATAGAAAAAGTTATGGATACCGTATATAAGAAAAACCTATAGTGAGAGAATTATTTATTCTCTCTACCTATAGGTGGCATTCGTATGGGGAATTTCGGCGTTTTATTTCTGGTGAATTATTTGAAAAATTTATTTATTACTCGTAACCACCTAAAAATAGGCTACTCTGTAAATCATCTGAAATTTTATGCTGTGCAGTTTTAACGTAGCTCTGTACTGCGCTCTTGCTAATGTTAAGCGCCATTGCAATATCAGCGAACGAATGACAGTCCCCATGCTTCATTACATAGCATTCTCTTTCTCTTGGCGACAACCGCGACAATGCATCCTCGATCTGAAACAATTGCCAGTCTGATAGGTTTGCACTACTGCCGGCATGCCCCTGTTGAACGTATGCTTGCATCTTAAGAGGATCTACCAACTTCTCACGTTGATATGCCGCTAATCGTTCAACGCCTCGTTTGTTTCCTGGTCGTCTGCCTGTACTCAACCACTCGATAGCGTAATCACAATCAGACACCATCTGAGCAATTAACTTTTTATCTGATTCATTCTCATGAGCTTTAGCCCGGTCATACGCTCTATTCGCTATTCTGCGCGATTCTTTGTAACTGGAGACTGTAGCTTCTCCAAAGCCGTCTATGCTTACTTCTGGACTAAGCTGAGCCATAATCATCCTTTTTCTCCCCTTTTACATAAAATCGAATATAGTTGTTTGTCCTTCTTCCACATACTCTGATGCATCTATAATGAGTCCCTGATCCAACCATTCCTTGGGTGCATCCTTTTGATAATGCGGCCATACTGGCACGCCTGACACTGATCTTGACGGGTTTTTAGCTGCTGCTATATACGTCCACACCCAATATGTTTGGGCTGTAACTTTTTCTCCGCTCATATGACCACTCCTTACACCGATACAGGCGCTTTGATAGCCGGGTGATGTTTGTACCCGATAAACTCAAAGTCCTCGTATACGTAATCGTCGATGCTCTCAGGCTTACGTTTGATGTGTAACTGGGGAAGTGAATATGGTTCGCGTGTCAGCTGCTCTTTTACTTGGTCAATATGGTCGTTATAAATGTGTACGTCTCCACCGGACCAGATGAATTCTCCTACTTCTAAATCACATTGTTGAGCAATCATATGTGTCAGTAATGCGTAGCTGGAAATATTGAAACCAAGGCCAAGGAACGAATCCACTGAACGCATTGTTAGCATGCAGGATAGTTTTCCTTCTGACACGTAGAACTGGTATGCAAAGTGACATGGTGGAAGTTTCATTTGGTGTATCACTCCAACGTTCCAAGCGCTCACCAGATGCCGCCTTGAGTCCGGATTGTTTTTGATTGAATCAATTACCGCTTGGATCTGATCAACCTTTTCTCCGTTAGGAGCTTCCCAGGTACGCCACTGAGAACCGTACACCGGACCAAGATTACCGTTCTCGTCTGCCCAGTCATCCCAGATTTTCACGTTGTTATCTTGCAGGTACTTGATATTTGTTTCGCCGCTCAGGAACCAGAGAAGTTCATTAATTACTGATTTAAGGTGTATCTTCTTCGTTGTTATAAGAGGAAATCCTTCCGATAAATCCCATCTCAGCTGCCGTCCGAACACGGATAACGTTCCTGTGCCGGTCCTGTCTCCCTTTGGTGTTCCGTTGGTTAATATGTCATGTAGTAGTTCTAGATAGTTTTTCAAACCGGATCGCCTTCTATCTTTTTAACGATATTTAACGAAGGGGCGTAATAATCATCAAGAATACTTTTCCCTCCACGTGGTACAGATACGATTAATCTGTCATACACATCATTAATGTTCTGAAATTTAACTCTTGATTTTGGTATTTTATTAAAATTCGGCACAATCTTGAAAGCTTTTGCCCCTTTAATGCAGATTCCTATTACAATCCCCTGTTTTTCTTTAGCGCTTCCTCCCGCTTGGGATTTCCAGAAAACTTTCTCTCCAATGCTTATCGTATTCATTTTTTCCCTCCTACTGAATGTATTGTTCGTTTTAACATCTAGGAAGCGCAACCTTCACAAGCGATGTAGTTGTCTCCGACCTTTTTGCTGATGTTAATGACTTTGCCTAACTTGATATCCGACTCATCCGTGAACTCCAGATCGGCTATACGAGCAACGATCAGTGCAGCAGCCTCTTCTTGTGTCGGCGCTTCTTGGCTGAACTCTGAAGTTGATTGAACGGACAAAACTTCATATTCAAATGTGTATCTCATCTCTTTGTATCCTCCTTGGGTATAGACTCCCAAACCTTCTGGCATCGTTTCAACGGAATAGCGAACAGTTCTTCATCGAACACCACATTTGCATACCAACCAAATTCATACCACTGAATGCTCTCGATCTTCACTTTTTGAAGGAATGGGTGGTGTATTTCCTCAATCACGGTTACCGTATCACCAGGCTTAATTGTTGGATCGTATTGACCACGCTCAATCTTATCCAAGACAAAGGCATGCACATCAGGCGAAATGTCCTCGTTCGCCAAGTCATACAGCAGCTTATCTGCATCTATCAGTTTCATGCTTCATCCTCCTTAACATTTGGGAAAGTAAAAGGTGCAAAGTGTGTTACATTCATCATCATTGCTTCGCCCCAAGGCACGGATACAGTACGCTTAAACCATCTATATCCGGTTGGGCTATGAGCGAAAAAACCAACATCAATTGTTTGTCCATCCGTGACAAGGTGGTCAATATGGCTGTTTATACTTCGATCGTTTTTATCAAATTCACGCCAGTCAATCATGCTTCATCCCTACCCTCTAGTAAGTGTGGGTGTATCGCTATCTCTCTCATGCTTCTTCCTCCCCAGGTAGGACAAGATTGTACCAGCCACCATATATCTGTTTGCGAGCCCATGCGATGTGCTTATCTAGTAACATGTCCTCAACTTCTTTTTCAGTCTTGCCTTCGAATTCTTCATCTGGTATATCAATCACATCATTCTTTTTATCTAACCGTGCCCAGAACTCATACTGTGCCATTTATGTTTCCTCCCCAGGTAGGTTAATAGGTGTGTTTATAGGCGCCCAATGAGTTACTTCGTTGACGGTATATCCGCCTGCTCAGCTCCATTCATAATGTCGACCTGGCATGAAGCTTTTGGCACGTTCAGCAATATTCACGCCTCTCTGTTTGCTATAGACCCAATGTGGTACATGGCTTTCGATACTTCGGTCTGTTGGATCGTATTTACGCCAATCTATCATTCTGTATCCGCTCCTTCCCCACCCAATTTCACCATGCGTCCAGTGGAGTCAACTACCGTATCAGGTGTTCCGTAACCTCGTTCAGCAGCCATTGCAGCACGTTCCAGCAAAGCTTCCTTGGACAACGGTTCGTACCATTCCGAAAACATTACGCGCTTCTCTCCTACGTAGAAATTGTGTGTCACGACTTTACTCATGCTTATCCGCTCCTTCCTTGGGAGCCAACCCTTGACGAGAGTGTACATTTCCGACAACCCTAACGCCTTCTGCCCAGCAGTATGATCCATCAAATTCAATCACTTCAGATGCCCAAAGGTACCCGTCTGCCAAGGAATCAGCGACAAACATGAATCCACTGCCCTCATACTTCACTTCACAAATGTGCGTTTCGCCTTCATATTCCAATTCGACGATATCACTTTCAAATACCTCGACTTGGTCGCCTGATTCATCATGGAAGCCTGCGTATTGCAACCACTTCACGTTTCCATTGAAGGGCTTAGAACCCATTTCAATTAAATCTTCGATAGTGAATGTCTTACCCATCTGGCAGTGTTCTGTTAGAAATGCTGCAAATTTAATCTCACGCATCTTGTATATCCTCCTATTTGGGGAGACCAGACCTGATCCGGCCTCGCTTCGCTTAGTATTTCGGTCGTTCCGAGGGCCTGACGGCCGTTAACCATCAATCTCCGGTACTGCAATCGGCGTCCAGTGTGTATGGCAATCCGGCCAATCAGAATCTAACGGTGTGCCGCAGTATGGAGGTTCTGAAATAGAAAACTCCCACCACAGTACGTCTCCATAATCTTCATGCCAATCCTCGATTGGTCTTGGAGTACGTAAGTTATCAATCTCTTTTTTCAGCCGAATGTTATCTTCTAGCAGATCACCATTCTTTTTTGTAGATGATACGTCGATGCCTACTTCTGAGTAATGAGTTACCCCCACAACCTCCGATCCAGTCAATACACACCAGAAGCAAGTTTCGCCGTCGTAATTGTAGAACTCGGTTGTAATGTACTCCCCTGTCTCGTTACCCGGCACATATACAAGGTACGTTTTCCCGCCTTGTGGTGGTTTTTTTGGGTCGAACTCTCTCCAGTCATACACGTCTATCCCTCCTATGAATGTTATAAGTCCAGTGCATCAAACAGTGCCGCTTTGCATATAGCTTCTGGTGCCGTTAAAGCATGTGCTGAATACCCTAATACAGTGCAGATATAACCTCCACTATGGTTTGTTTCAACTGCGGCATAGTGTCCGCATGAAGCAATTATGTCCCACGCATCTGTCATATCTGATGAATAGTTTTTGCACCATGTTTTGATATGTTCAATTGGATTGGTGTGTCCAGGGAACATGACGTGCTTGGCTACCCATGCATCCAGTTGCTTTCCGACTGGTTCAAACTGCACTTGCTCCCTGGTCAACGCTGTTTGTGTCATCTATATATCCTCCCTACTCTTCAAATAATTTAAGTTCGTGGAATTGACCAGTCTCTTCAATAGCCATTTTCAAATCTTCCAACGCTTCTGTGTATACAGCCTGATCGCCGTCATTTGGATATTCGATCATCAATTGTCCGTGTAAAAAGATTCCGATTTTCATGTGTTATCCTCCTTAGTAGGGAGAGGCCCAAACCTCAACCCTTGATGTTTTGCTTTATATCCGTCAACGCCCGGGCAGCTATGCGTTTTACATCCACTTGGTCGTAACAATCGCCTGCGTGTGCCGGGATCGTAATAACCATGTTGGATTGCTCATACCGTTTGTAGTTGCCCGTCTGTTTGCCACAGATCATGCATTTCTTGCTTTCGCTCGAAGATGAGAATCCTACTATCATTGGTTCCCCTCTCCTTCCTGACCCACCGCCAGTGCTTCACGTGCAATCCGTCCAGGGTTAATCCGCCGTGTTGTCCACACTTCCAATCCCTGCTCATCAAACGTACATGCCCATTCGCCCATTGAGATTGCATTCAGTGCGTAACGTGCCTCTTCAAGCTCCTTACGAAGCCGGTCATTTTCCCGTTCAAGATCAGCGTTTTCGCACACTGGGCATGTGTGATTCCCGTTCCCCTCACCTGTCGCCGGGTCAATATCTTCGTGACATGCATCATAAGTGAATCCGCATTCCGGACAATCCCACAACTCGACTTTCTCAGCTTTGAGCCTTTCAATCTCTGCGTACGCCTCTTCCAGATCATCCATCAGTGACACCGGATACGGACAACGTGCCGCTGCCAGCCTGCGTTTAACATCCAAGATAGTTTTCATGACTGCTCTTCCTCCCTCATCTTCGATTCGTTCTTCAGTTCCTGATGATCAGACCATGTATTGCCCACTAGCGTATCCACATGGCGTGTGATCCGCTCTTTCAGTTCATCCATCACCTGATACGGGAAAGGTACCTCTTCCTTCCTGAGCTTGCCGCGACCCGTGTCGTTTGGTCTGTTGCCTTGATATTCATTAGCAACTTTCCATCCATGACTGCGCGTTTCTCTGGTGTATAAACGATATGCGCTAAGTATGAGCTTGTCGCCTGTCAAAACGACCACTTAGCAAGCATTAAGTTGTCTTTGTCCGTGCGTTCAATTGTGTATTCCATGTATATCCCTCCTTGGTTAGAGGCCCTATGGACCTCAAGATTGTTCTGGGGTGTTGATGGGTGCCCATTGCGTCACATCTTTGATCAAATATCCTCCAGAATCGCTCCATTCATAATGACGGCCTTTAATAATTCTTTTGGCATGTTCGGCTATAGTCACGCCTCTATGTTTGTCATAGACCAAGTGCGGGATGTGACTCGGAATGCTTCGGTCTGTCGGATCGTATTTACGCCATGGTATGCCATCCGAAGGAATGCCGTTTGCGAGGTACAGTTGTCGTGCTAAATCTTCTTTTGTCATGTGTTTGATCTGCTCTTTGAATTCCTTGAATTGTCGGCTCATTGTTCCGCCCCGTTACCGGGAACCAATAAGCTTTCCCACGTCTCTTCTTGCATCATCCGTTTTGCTTCCTGAAGAGCTCGGATAACTACGTCAATCGACTCCACCTTGTCAAAAGTCATTCGTACTGGTGTTTCTGCCGGCAGTGCAACGACTCTTTCATTCTTCTTCCGTTCTCCAATCGCTCCCGGTTCTTTTGGTTGGAACACAACTACACCGCACGGATAATCCAGTTGTATCAATCCCGGCGAAACGTTGATGTCACCTGTTCCGAACTCAATTTGCGTTTGACCTTCGTGTTTAATGATCGGCATGTGTTATCTCTCCTTTGGTGGGCCTAAACCCACAGAATTAGTCCTCAATGATTTCGTAATCCATGCATTCTGATTCGATGCTGTCAGGGCTGTCCAAGTCGGTATCCCATCCATCGTCGCAAGTGATGCCGCGTTTTCTTAACTCATGCATAAACTCGTCTGCGCCACCCCATTCTCTATCCCCGTCTTCCAATGCTTCTTCCAGATCTGCACTCGTCATGCCATCAGGTAAATTGACGATAATCTCCCGGTTGTACTCCAATGTTTCAGTGATGATCAGTTTTGCTTTTTGCATGTTCATTCGCTCCTTTAAATTTGGTTTAGTGTGTGGTGGGAAGGGAGGGTATTCCCTTCCTCTCAAAATAGTGTCAGTTGCATATTTTCAATCCGGCGTTGTCCGCCTGCAGCAGATTCCGGGTCCTTCTCGATCACGATGTAATTCCTTCCTGTTCTTGCTGCAGCAACTGCTGTCGTACAGCTTCCACCGCAGTTATCAAGCACCGTTTCACCGGGAGCCGTGTACGTCTTAATCAGGTATTCGCACAGCTCCACGGGCTTCTGGTTCGGGTGTGCGCGCTCCGGGTCGTCATTGTTAACCACCGAGTAATACAGCACGCTGCGTGGGTACCGCTCGGTTGATCCAGCTTCGTTTGACCATGGTGTCCCATCGCCGTAAACCGATGACTTGTGATTGTTCGTTGCCGCGTTCATCGGCTTGTGGCCCTGTGACATCTGCGGATAGTAAACGGGAGGACGTTTGTAAAATACCAGGATGTTCTCATGAGCCTGCAAGGGCATCAGTGATCTATTTAAATGACCTGTTGCTTTGTTCTTCTCCCAGATCCATTCATATTTGAATAGTTTCATGTTGCTTGCCGCCAACGCCTTATCAAACGGCGCTTTGGCAAACAGGACGATTGCTCCGTTGTCTTTGATCATCCGCTCATATTCCGGCCACAGTCTATCAAACGGGAGTACAGAGTCCCATGGGCTTTGTGTGGTCCCATAAGGCAGATCACAGAAGATCATGTCTATGCTCCCGTCCGGTATATCCGGGAAGACATCGAAGCAGTCCGCGTTGATGATCTGGTTGATCATGTTTGTCTTGTCTCCCTTCCTCTGTTATCCCCGGTGGGCTATTCGCTAATTTCATCAGTTATATTGATAGAATTTGTAATGCCGTTATCGCACAAAATTTCATGTAAATCTTTAGCGATGACCTCAACATCCTCGACCTTCTCAACTGTTATAAAAACTTCAACTTTCACACAGAAACTCATGGGTGTATCCTCCCTTAGATGGTTTATTGGTGGGTTAACCTGTAGTTTTGTATATGATTAAGGCTGTTTCTCCTAAAGCCATTTCATCGTTTGCGTCTGGTAGAGTGTACGTCCCGTACTTTATATCAATGATCTGCGTTTCTACTGGCTGACCTGACAACCATTCGTTAATGTGATTGCTTATTGGCCCTGATGAAGTGAATGCTCCGTGAAACACTTCAATTTGGTGAGTTTGAATTTGGCCTGCTGTGCCTAACATGTTCTATCCCTCCCTGTGGGTTATGCGTTGTATTGGTGATAACTCCGGACCTTTTTCCTTGGCTTTTTCCACTCTGGAACGTCCTTTGGATAGACCAAGTACACTTCACCGATCACTTTCCCTCTGTCGTCTTTGATAATGTCCCAGGGTATCTCCGAAAAGTAGGGATCATATCGCACCTCGTTTGGCTTCTGCATGCTTTCCCTCCGTTCATTTTGTCAGCTGCTTGCCGAGTTCTTGGATTTGTTTGCCTACATCACATTGTTTGTTGCAATGGTTATCTATTTTTGAAAAGTTGCTGCCGTGTAGTTTAGATAATTCATAGTGTGTCTTGCACCCTTTACATTTCTGATTCATTAAGAGATTGATTTGAGTCAGCACGTCCAATCGGCTCATACGCCTGTGTGACCGAACCCACCGTCACCGCGTTCACTATCGCTTAATTCCTCAGCTTCTTCGAATGACACTCTGACCACTGGTGCAATCACACCCTGTGCTATCTTCATGCCTTTTTCGATCAAGATGTCTGTGTTAGTCCCGAAAATAGATTCCAAGTCTCCACCGTTAAAGATGTGGTCCACAATGATCCCAACCTCACCGCGATAACCAGCGTCAATCGTTCCCAGTTGCACTCGCAGCTTTGAATTAAGTGTCAGTCCGGATCTCGGACGGATCTGCATTTCAAAGCCATCAGGTATCTCGAATGCCAAGCCCGTTGGCACCTTCTTTGTATCTCCTGCAGCAATAACCACGTCTTCCAGTGCTATCAGGTCAAATCCTGAATCTCCTGGTTTGGCGTATACAGGGATTGTTGCGTCTGGGTGAAGCTTCTTGATTTTCACATTCATCAGTTTTTTCAATACAGGTGGTGCAAGTTTGATTTTTCCCGACTCTACACTCCGCTGGAAGTTTTCTTTTGGGGTCAAGGGTTTTCTCATAGCCGCTTCTACGGGGTCTTCTCCAGCGTCATGAACACTAGATTCCCAAGTTCTTTTCTTTATTCCATGTGATGTTGCCAATTCTTTGTAATCGTCCCAAAAGTGCGTGTGGTAACCCATTGATAATCACTCCTATTCGTTGTTATATGAATTATTTGAATGATTCACTATCAAAATCAACTGTATTACCTATGCTTTTTTCTTCTTCGTTTTAGGGCCTTCTAGAATCGCTTCTAAGACCTCTTGTTGGTATCTGGCTTTAGTTGTTCCAGTTAGCTTAGAAAGCGCAATCTGAGCTAGTACAAATGCGTCTCGCACGTTGTCTGAATCATGTTCGAAACCCCAGTGTCGATAAATCGGAAGAACCATTGCATCTTTTTTGGTATTTCCTTTACCTGTAGCGAACTTCTTAACCTGTGAAGGCGTAGCTTCCAAGACAGTTAAACCGGAGTTGTTCAATACAAATCTTAAAGCGAACCCCACTCCATACTGTGTGCTCACTCCTTGGCCCTTTGATCCAAAGGAGAATCCCTCTATGGCTACCAAGCTACGTTTTGGAACCAAATCAATAATCTTCTGGCTGTAAGCCCATATTTCCGATGGTGTAGAGTATATTCCGGTCGTCAAGTGAATCTCTTGAGCCTCATGCACCCTACCTTGTTCGTCCAGTCCGACCAAACCCGTCTTGGTGCTAGGATCAATTCCGTATACTAAATTCATTTCGTTTCCTCCATCTGTAGTGGTTTGGCGTTCTTTACTCCCTTGAATTTCTTTTCCCGGTTTTCTGCAATTTGATCGATCATATCCAGCATTTTCTTTGCCATGTAATCCTGCCTTAACTCATGTGGGACACGGGCCATTGTCGCCTCTGTCGTTATCCGAGCTGAAATTTCATCTGCTGCTTTCAACTTCTCGAATAAATGCCATTCCCACGGTTCAAATATTTCGTCCATCCGGGCGTTGAAGTCCACTATCTTCGGCATCTCCGATCACTCCCATTCGCTTCAGATATTCTTTTGATGCCTCAATCCGTATGTCATAGTCCAATTCAGACTGTTGTGTTGTATCAATCAGTTCGTCGACCGTCATCCGTTCCAGTGGGTTCATGGGAAGCCTCCTCTATTCCAAATGCTTCACGTCCGCGGCGTAGGAATTCTTCGGGGTCCTGATCCATCAGGTCATAGTCGTCAATTTGTTTCATTGCCGTTTCCCTCGAGCAAATTAATTGATTCTCCCTGAGGATGTGATTTAACTACTTGGAGAGGTTCAAAAACCTTAACTAACATCTGCAGCATTTGGGATTGTTGCTCTGTCAGAGCTACTGGATATAAGATTCCGTTCATCGAATAAAACAACACTGCTTGATCTTTCATATCTCTCGTCCTCTCTATTCAATCATTTGTGCTCTAGCCCGTTCACGCCGCATGCTAGTAGCTTTATTCCGCACAAACTTACAAGATCCAATGATTCTATCAATGCACCGTCCGTCCTCGTCCAGTGGCTTGCCGTCCTTATCAGCTGAGAACCACTGTTCTAACCGTTCTGGGTCGAGGTTGGAAGTATATAGTGTTTTCTTGCCCTGCCGACCGTTGATGATTGGGAAAGCAACCGTTTTGTATTCGTAATCCGTTAAGTGTCCAGCGCCGATATCATCAAGCACTAATAGGTCCACTTCTATCGCCGCCCTGACGATGGCGTGTATGTTGATGTTCTTATCGCTTATAGAGGCCCTAGCGAGGTCAGAGAGCTTCACCCAATCCAAGAATAGGGTTGGATATCCATCGGCGTCTAACGAGCGCTGAATGGCTCTACAGAGGTGGCTCTTTCCTGCCCCAGTTCCACCGTAGAAAAGATATCCCATTTCCACATTCTCGAAATTGCGATAAAACTCTTTGGCTAACTCGAAACTCTTTTCTGTACCGGTCCGTTCCTTGAAGTTTTTGAATCCTGCATCCTTGAGTGAGTCTGGTACAAGATTCATCCGGTTGAACACCTTCTGAATTTCAATTGTCTTAGTGCGGCGTTCCTCAATCACTTTCATCTTCTTGTCATGCTCAAGTTCACAATCGCAATGTATCCGAAGCTTCCGCATCTTCCCGAATACTTCATACTCGTTATAAGTGAGTAGCTTTTGGCAAACAATGCAGCAGCCCCAATGTTCCCATGGCGGATTACTCAATAGTGAATTCTGAATATTTTCCGGTAGAGCCTGTAGAAGATTGAATGGTTTCATTTTCATCACCACCAGATAGATAATCTTTATAAGTTCCAGCGTTTAAATAAGTGGATGGCATTTTAGCAAATTGCCCGGTTGCTCCGATCGTCTTTTTGTCTGCTGCGTAACGTTCAGTGCATTGTATTAATAAATCTCGTTCAGACTCTTTAATTTTCTTCTTCCAGATGCCAAACGTTTTGGCTTTATCCTTGCGTCTGAATTTTGGATAGACTGTCCAGAATGATTCAAAGTCAACATGATAACCCTCGTGTTGAACCACCGGTTCAGCACTATTGTTTTTACTACTATTACTTTTATCTTTTACTTTACTTTTACTTTTACTTTGTGTACTTTCTTCCCCAGTTTCTGCGTCAGAAACTATACAGGAATCCGGCAATAACTCTTTTTCCGCGCCATCATTGGACTTTTTGCGCATCTTCTCTCTCTTCTCTACCACCACTTTAGAGCGTTTTTTAACTCCTCCAGAGGTTAAAACACCTCTTTCGACATATGAAGCACTATCAAAACACTCTCTTTTAATCGCTGTGTTCAACATATTTCCGAATTTCTCCGGTGATACTTCCACTTTCTTGGCGAGTATCTGGATGGTTTCTGCGTCAGAAACGTCTAGTTCGAAATTAGGCTGCCGATAAATGAGTTCAAGCAAAATGAAGTAGAATGCATAACCGTCATTTCCGTATAGCATCCTTAATGCTTCTATCTTGGTGTCATTTACGGCGTCCGTGTCATGAGGAAAATAATCCATTCCATCTTTGCGAGGACGCGCCATTGTCACCCCTCACTCTCTTTAGCTCTCTTGTAAAGTTGTTCTCTATATTTTTCAGCCCAAGCTTTTCCGTTGGCTGTGTAATCAATCAAGTTGTGGCAGGTCCCGGTATTTACACTGGGACCACACAACATAGCGACATCGTTTACTGTTGTTTCAACTTCAACTTTCCACCGTCTAATCAAGTGAGCGCATTCGAGATATCCACCCTTCCCGCAACGCTCACAATAGCCTCCTGACCGTTCTAAGGCTTTATCATACACATCGCTAGTTATCTGCCCACGTTGCTTTGCAGTTCGCTTAAATCGCTTGTGTTTAGGCTTAGGGACTGCTCTTAATTCAAATTCCACAGAGTCGCCTCCTCATCAAAAGGGCAGATCTTCATCTTTTATATCAATTGGTTTTCCGTCATCAACAAATGGATCATTACTATTACTTGAATTACTCCGGTTACCACTGTTACCTTGATTGGATGAATCCAGGAACCGTACATTGTCGGCAATGCAATCATTGGTGTATACCGTTTTGCCTTCACTCTCATAACGGCCCGTTTGCCATCTTCCCTCTACAGCAACTAACCTACCTTTTTTCAAATTTTCCGCGCATGCTTCTGCAGTCTTTTTGAAAGTAACAATCTGAATAAAGTCTGCTTCATCTCCGCTACGACGATCACAGGCTATAGTAAATTTGGTAACGGCTGTTCCACTTTGGCCATATCTAAGTTCAGGGTCTCTAGTTAAGCGACCCACTAACACCACACGGTTCAACAATTGAATTCCTTCTTTCAGTAGAATTTAAGTTCAGAAAAATGTTTGATTGTTTTTATTTTTTTTGTGGACCGGCAGTAATCACACTTTTCACAGCGTACCGGTTCAGCAGCACCTGATTTAACCGCCTTAACTCGCTCTATATGCTTGCCTACAATGTGCAGGCCTTGTTCTATTGCGTCATAGTCAAAATAGATAATATCGTGGTCTGGCGGCTTCTGCTTGGTCACAATGACCATGTGTGGCAGCAACCATTCATCCCTGCCATGTACAATTCTTTCAATCTCCGCGTACACTGCCATCTGCAGGTTGTATCCATAGTGATCGATGAAATTCTCATAGACTCCAATCTCGTTGTTCCAAAACTTGCCGTCCATTTCTTTCATGGTCTTCAGATCTGCGAAGATACCCGTTTGTGGTTGGTAACTGTCCAACATCACTTTCCATTCGATACCGAACAACTCAGCTGACATGATGACTTCCTTTTCTCCAGCTAAGGCCTTCATTACAAGCGGATCGCTAGCCAAAACTTCAATCATCTTGTCACAGTGTTTGAATTGGACCTTCAACTGCCCTGCTGTTTTACCAGTACTTGCGTACAGCTGAGGATTGTTTTCCTTGAATTCATCAAGAGTCCCCTCGTTCCAGGCATGGACATAATGACCTTCATCAAATGCATCTATATGAGCCTGTTCCCATTCGCCGTTGATCTTTGCCATAGCACCAGCTTCACACCCTCCATATGAGGACAAGAAGCCTTTGAACTGGCTTACTGATATATATTGAAGGTTCGCTTCCTGACTAAAGTAGTTATCCTTGTTCAGTTTCAACAGGATCACCTTCACTTTCCGTTACCTCTGTGTACTCAGCTTCAATGATTACTGGTTCCGGATTAAGCGGGCTTTGTTGTTGAGGCTTAATTTCTTGGTTAAAGTCAATATCTCCAGCATCTTCAAACGCTTGGCGCTGCTCGATTGTGTCAAAATCAAGATCAATGTTCTTGCACAAGCGGCGCAATACCGTCTTGCGGTACATTTCTCCAGGAGTCACAACCCATGCTTTGGAATATTCACCTGTCTTATTGGACTTACGAGAGAAATTCACTTTAATTTTTTCTATCTCTTCGGTGCTCATGGTGTCATATTGCATGCTGCCATCTTGGAAAATTACAACTGCAAATGCTCCAATAATTTCAGCATTGTTAAATGAAAGTGGTTTAAAATGGACTGTTTGCTTCCCATCCACGATTTCTTCCGAAAAATCATCTCCAACACGAACAACTTTCGCGTATATTTCGCTTACTGCTTTGGTGCTGTATTTTTTTGCAAGCTTCACTTCACCTTTATAGTCCGTCTGAAATTCGATCTGCCCTTTATATGGGATTGCATAACATTCTTTGTTAAAGAAATCTAATCCCAGAAACGCACCCTTGAGCATGGTTCTGGCTACGCTAACAGGATTACATTCAGCGATACCATTTGTGTCTTGTAGTACAGTCATGCAGTTTTGCAGAAACCGGGTCTTGTTGAAACTGGAAGGCATAGCCTCCCGTTTAGAGTCCAAAAGCTTTTCGAGATTGTTGTGAATCACCAATAACTTATCCGACATCTTTACAACCTCCTAGAAATTTGATAATATGACCGTAAATTCAATTTCAAATGTGTATTACACGACTTCAGAGGGTGCAACCTTTGGAGTCGTTTTGCTTTCCAGTTCGTTTTGGGCGTCATGCAAGATATCAATGACTTCCTGTAGATCGTGTTGAAGAAAGTTACCTGTCTCTCGCATAATGTTAGATGCGGAATTCCCGCGAGGTTCTGTATTTTCTTGAAGCTGCTTTAGCTTCCGGATTGCCCTTTGGAGTGACATCGCCTTTCGCCTCCTTCTGTTGTCTTCTGATACGATCGTATTCCTGTCGCTGTGCTTGATTTATGAAGATGAATACTGGATAAGGACTATCAGAGTAACGACCTCCGACTTTCGATAGAGCGAGACGATCATTGAAATCATCACTTGCCTTGATGCGTACCTGCATTTGCATGTCATTCACCTGCCGTAGTTTTCTCAGCGTTCATGGCTGTACCCAAACACCGGAAGTTGCAACATAATCCATCGCCGTACTTTACTACCTCTTGACCGCGGTATATCTCACCGCCACACCCCAAGCAATCGTCAACCACTTCAGCTGCCTGCGGATCTGGTGCCCCTTGCTCAAATCTGTCCATCTTTATCACCACTTCCCCAGAGTGCCATTGTTATTGCAATGTTCATTGCCACCCACCAACAAATCCAGAACCACCACGGGATCATCATCAGCCTAACTCTTTTAGTGCTTCTAGTTGCCGGTTGTATTTCTCGTATTGCTTCTTGGCGTGGTTAGCGATGTTGGGACGACAATCCGCTTTCATGCGTTCCACCATTTGGCTGAAGAACCCGGTTACGTTAAGCAGATAGTGTTTTTTAGTCATTGTTAGTCGCTCCTTATAAAGAGGTTTTTTGTCCCTTTCTGTTGAATATTGGTAGTTGTCCAGACTATCCAATCAAAACGAAAGGAGGTGAAAATATATTGGCTACACAAGTACATGCCTGCTTAGTAGGCAATTGGGTAAATCTTTGTGATGATCCAGAGTGTAAAATCGGTGAAGCTCAAGCCTCTCCATCCGTTTGGTGGGAAGAAGGTGCTAAGATTTACAGCCCGATCAAGAAAGATGAAGCAGATACGTTCTATAAGCTTGATTACGTCCATATCTACTACAAAGGAATTGATTATCGTATAAATCCGATTTTCATTCAGATCGTCACTACTTAAATTCACGAGTCAATCTTTCAACCAAAGTATCCGGGTCGTCGATCTTCACATCGGCGGCCATGGAGCTATACATCATGTCGATTTGTTGTGTGATTCTTCCCCACTGATATCGCTTAAGACCTTGTATCGCATTCGCTACCATTTCAAATCGTTGTTCCATCGTTAATTCTTCTTGAGCTGACTCATCACCACTTACCATCACTATTGATAATGGACCTGGGTAGTCATGCAACTCTTTGGATGACTCGATTTTGCAACGGTCTCCTTCTGGAACATAAATTGTTTTAACCTGTTTCATTCCATCCACCCTCTCAAATTTGACTTTCAAGAAATTTGATATTAGCTTGCATAGCTTCGTTACCAGCAAATTGCGTTTTGGCACGATCCAAGAAGCTTTCAAGTTGCTCTTTCGAACAGTTGCGATTCTTGCAGTTTTGGAAAGCGCCGATTAATGATTCAGTAGGTGTTGGCATTGTGAACCTCCTAGTATATTTTTTTGAAACTATAAATCCGGTAACAACGTATTGATAATCATATGAACGAAGTTACACAACTTACAGCAGAGCACCAATGGATAATTCCTTAACAATGGTTGAGTAAATCTCTTTCAACTTCGGATCAGCTTCAATCACATCCAAGCGGTTAGCCTTTTCAATCTTTGTTTTAGTTGCTCCACTCTCTTCAAGGCGATCCTTGAGGTTAGCCAAGCGTGTATTCAGTTTGCAATGAGCGCGTTCTTCAAGTCGGGAATAACTTTCCTTCCGGATCTCCTGATGACCACCAAATCGCTGTGCAGCTCCGTTAAGCATGCCTGTGATCTTCTGGCGCCAGTTGTCATCCCGTTGAAGGATTGTTTCTTGGATGGTAGTTACTTTGGTTTGAACCTCAATGATCTTCTGATTAGCTTCAGCTGCTTCGATTTGAATCTTTGCTACGGCATCGAATGTTGCTTTGAACATCTGTAGTTCTGGGCTTAACTTGGACACATCGATTGATGACCCATAGCTACCTGTTTTACGAATCGATGGAAGAATTTCATCTGCGACTATTGATTGAAATTCTTCCGCTACTGCATTCTTTGCTTTCATTGCTAAACGATAAAAAATATTTTCAGGGACAAAACCCTCTTTCCCAACTTGTTGGGAAAACCTAAAACCTTTCAAATACCCTTCAATCGTTTCCCAGCGTACGTACTCCATAGACCCTTTAACCTGAGTGAAACCCAAACCTCTTGCCACATCTTCAAGATTAAGTTGAGCAACACCATGTTCATCGATGTATCCTCTCACGCCAGCCACTGTAATCAGTTCACTCATCTTGTAGCCTCCTTCAATCCTTCTTTCCATTGCAATAGATCCGATTTATCCACCCTTCTTGATGCACCGATTATAAAGTTCGGTATACCGCCATGATCAGGATGAATCTGCATTAACTCATACACTCTTTTTCTGGATAAAACCATAATGTCTGCGATGTCTTGAGCGGTTAAAATTTCTGGCAACTGATCCCACGTGAACACTCTTCTATTCGACATTTGATTCACCTCACTTATACAGTAACTTTCTCAGGCTTTTGTTTGGTCTTACGAGGATCATCGACTTCTTCAATGTAAAAATACTCATCGAACCTGCCACCGAAAATCTCCATAACACCAGCAATAAATTGATTACCAGGCACATTGTTTCGAGGGTCTTCCACAGGCAATTTGATTCTCCAAATCTGTGTCACATTCACATTCAACAAATCGGCTAATTCCTTGTCAGAAGCAATGTCCTTGTCGATCTGTGCTTTCATGAGTTCTTTAACTCTCAAGCGAACGACGAACTTTTTCATACGATCACCTCCCCTCTAGTTGCGTGATTGCAATTAATTTTTCAGGTGATTTCGTCCTCGCAATTTGATTATATTACATGAATTTCGACCACGCAATACAAAAATCAAAAATAATTGCGTACGCGCAATAATTGTGATATCATGAATTCAAGCATTAGATGAAGGGAGATTTTTGAGAGTCGATGAGCGAAATTAAAATAGGTGATGTTATAAAAGAGGCACGTATTCAAAATGGATTTAAAACCATGAAAGACTTATCTATTGTGTCCGGTGTCTCCCCTGCGACACTTAGCAGAATAGAGAAAAATACTCAAGATCCATCTCCGGAAACATTGATGAAAATATCTAAACACTTAAATAACATTACATATGGTGAATTGATGAAAGTGGCCGGTTACTTAGATGGACTTAGTACTGAACACGAAATGTTTATGAAAGATCTCATGAATGAAAACGAAGAGTTAGATAACAAAATATTTGATTTAATCAATACTGCCTTTCTATATAAACAAGTTGATAATAATATCCAAAGTGAAATAGTCGAATTATTTGTTAGTAAAGAATTAGTTGAACTATATGAAAACGCTGATTCAGATGAAATAAAATCTGCTTTTCTTCGAAATGATTTTGATGTTGATCAAAAACGTGAAATAGTTGATACATTAAACGTCTTGGTTAATAAATTTTCTCCAAAACTTGCCCAGTATTTTTCTATGATTAAGAACATGAAACCCATACCACTTGTGGGAAATATCTGTGCCGGCAATGGAATGATACCGATCGACTCTATTGAGGAATACATAAATTATCCTTTTGTAAAATCTCAGCAACCAGATTATGCACTTAGGGTAAAAGGAAATTCTATGATTGGCGCGGGTATTGATGATGGAGATATTGTTTTCCTCCGGAAAGGAAGTTGGGCTGAATTCAATGGTCAAATCGTGGCAGCTCTTTTTAACGGAGAAGAAGGAAGTCTTAAAAGAATGAGATGGTCTGAAGGATCTCCAAAAATCACTCTGATCCCTGAGAACAATTCTTATCAGTCTGTGGAGGTGATGCCTAATGAAGTGACGATTTGCGGTGTTTATGCCGGTCATTATAAACCAGAATTTTAAAAAGGAGTTTATGATATGAAGGGTAGTTTTTATAAACGAGGCAGCACGTGGAGTTACATTGTTGATGTCGGAATTGATCCTGAAACCGGAAAAAGGAAGCAAAAAAGCAAAGGTGGGTTTAAAACAAAGAAACTAGCACAGGCGCACGCAGCCGACTTTCTATCTGAATCAAATAAAGGGGAATACATCGCATCGGTAAAGATGACGTTTGAAGAACTCGCTGATCAATGGCTTGAAGCGTACAGTAGATTAGGAAAACCTAAAAAACAAGGAACAATCTTAGTTAGAACTAAAGAGAAAAAAATATTGATGCCATTTTTCAGGAAAATGTGTACCATGGATATCACCTCAGAAGACTATCAGAATGCCTTGTATAAACTCGAATTGGGGCAAACCGATGACGAAGGAAATATTATTAAAAAAGGGCTCGCATACAACACTATTTCAGGGATACACGCAACAGCGAGTATGATTTTCAAGTACGGTGTGAGAATAGGTTCAGTAAAGAAAAATCCCACTCTTGATGTCTACGTGCCAAGAGAAACAAAAACTGTAAGTGATCTTGAAGCCCACACCTATCTCCCAGCGTATTTCGAGAAAGATGAACTTCTGCTATTTCTAGATACTGTTAGAGAATATGGATTGGAGAATGACTACGAAACCTTCATGACTCTCGCATATACCGGTCTTAGAGTAGGAGAGCTTTGCGCACTCAAAGAAACAGATCTTGATTTTACCGAGAATAAAATAAGAATTTCAAAAACAGTTTACAATGCTACTAATAATTACAAAATGTACACTTTGGTTACGCCCAAAACAGCTTCATCGTTCCGAGAAATAGATACTGATCCGGATATAATGAACATTCTTAAAGATCTACTTACTCTTGCTCAAATTGAGAAAAAGAAAAGACCGAATTCTTACCACGATGAAGGGTTCCTTTTTGCAATGCCTGGAGCTTATGCCGGATACCCATTGATACCCGCAAAGGTTAGAAAACGAATGACAAGAATATTGAGACTAGCTGGATTAAATGAAAATCTTTCGCCCCATTCATTGAGACACACTCATGCATCCCTACTTGCTGAAGCAGGAGTTGGCCTGGAACAAATTATGCAGAGACTAGGACATGCGAATGACGACATCACCAAAAGGATATACCTCCACATTACGAAACCAAAACGAAAAGAAGCTGTTCAGAAGTTTGGGGACCTAATGAATTCTACCACTGAATCAGATTTGAAAAATGTTAACAAAATGTTAGCATCAGAGGATGATGAGCAGTAA